CCGACGAACCTCCCCGATTTAAGCTAACTTACGGGAGCATTTTTCATGGCTAGATAAGTCACCGAGCGGGGAAGCTCGGAGACATTGCCATGACGACCAAGACCAACAAGCCGGCCACCACGAAGGCCGCGCCCGACAAGCCCGCAGACGGTGAGAGCACGAAGCTGGCGCAGGTCACTGACCCCGCCAAGCTGACCGATGCCAAGATTACCGAGATCGCCGGCAAGCACGGCGACCCCTCCGACCCCGAGCAGGCCGCGAACGTCGATGCGGCTGAAACGCTCGAGCAGAACCGCGACGACGCTAAGAGCAAGGACGAGCCCGAGCGCGGCTATTTCCACGGCCAGGGCGGGGCAGCGGGCATCTGATGCTGATTGAGTGCAGCCCGTTTGATCGCACCGCCATGAGGGACGCGACGCGCACGGCGAAAGCCATTGTGCGTCGCGCTCCACAAGTCGCGTATTTCACGAGCCATATCGACGAGTGCCGCCACGTTGCTCGCTACGAGGTGCGCTATCGGTCGTCGGCTTGGACTGGACTGCATCGCCGGCCGTTTCGAACGCTGCGTCTATCCCGCGCGTTCCACCATCGTCTGGCGCAATATCTCGGCATCGGGCTCAAGAAAATCGCATGTCGCCTGTGCCAGCATTCGTGGAGTCTGCGCTTTGATGAGTGCGAGGTGTGCGGGCTGACCTCTGAAGAGAGGTGCGACCATAGCTGGCGGTATTTCCCACCCGGCGTCGGAGTGCGCACCTGATGGCCAAGGACGCGCCTGTCAAAAGCATTGAGCCGGCACGCGTAGCCGGACGCTTGGGCGAGCGCGTCCTAGCTACGGCACGTCACGCCGTCGATCGCGATGTCGATATCGTCGCCTATGCGATCATCGCTTTGTGCGCGGATGGCACGCCATTTGTCGGCACCGGCACCAACTGGCCTGATGAATATCCCTGCAATCGTCACATGTTCGTCGGGATGGCAACTGAGCTGATTCGTGACGACATGATCGTGGACGAAGTGGCGCGATCAGTCGTCAACCGCGCCAACGGGTTCGAAGACTGATGGCCAAACACCCGCTCACCATCATCTCGTGGGAGGACAGTTGCATCGGCCATCATGGCTGGCAGGCCATCAGCGATATCGCTCCCAAGCCTGCGGTGTGTCGCATCGCCAGCGTTGGCTGGATCGTGAAGCGCACCAAAAAGGCACTGACGCTGGCGCAGAACGTCGGCGGTATCGACCGCAAGGCAACTGGGCAGGTCAGCAACCTGATTCACATCCCGACATCGTGCATTATCAGCGAATCTCGGCTCACCGAGGCTGAAGACTGATGGCCAGCCAGCCCATCATGCCCGAAGATCAACCGCAGCCAGACGCGCCGCAGTCGTTCCTGGAGGCCGTAGCGCTGCGTCACGGCGATATCAGCGACCTGCTGGAAGAGGATGAGCTGACGAAGCTCGGTGCGGACGTGGTGCGCGACTATGACCGCGACTTGTCCGACCGTGGCGAGTGGGAAGTCATCGTCACCAAGGCGCTTGAAGATGCTGCGCAGGGCAAGCGCGAGCTCGAAGACGATCTACCAGCCTATCGCCTGAGTCACGTCAACTTCCCGATCCTGACGGTCGCCGCACAGCAGTTCAACGCCCGCGCCTACCCTGCCATCTGCAAGTCTGGCGCGATCGTGCGGGTTCGCGTCATCGGCAAGGACAAGGGGAGAGCGCAGAAGGGGCCTGACGGTAAGCCCGTGATGCAGCCGGACCCGAATGCGCAGCCTGCCGCACCTATGCCAGCGCCGACACAGCCCGGCATGAACGGCACTCCGCCCATCGGCCACAATGGCGGCCCGCCCATGGTCCCGGTGTGGGAAATCGAGCCCGGCGCCAAGACCAAGCGCGCCGATCGCGTGTCCGACTATCTCAATATCTATGTCGAATACCGCATGGATGATTGGGAAGAAGACACCGACGTCATGCTGTATCAGATGGCGATCGTCGGCTGTGGCTTCCGCAAGCTCTGGTGGGCGAACGGAAAGCAATGCGCGGCCTATGTGCCGGCGCTGGACCTTGTTGTTCCGATCGCGGCCAAGAGCCTGAAGACGACGCCGCGCATCACTGAGCGCATGGCGGACGTTTATCCGTATCAGATCCGCCAGCGCATGGCCTCGAAGGAATATCGCACGGTAGAACTCCCGCAGGTTGGCGAGGATGAGGAGGCGCCGCGGCTGTTCCTCGAACAGCACCGGTTGATCGACCTCGACAAAGACGGGCTGGACGAACCGTATATCGTCACCGTCGATCACGAGACGTCAACGGTCATGAAGATCGAGGCGAACTTTTCGCCCGACGACGTGAAGGTGGATGAGCAGGGCGAGCCGACCGAGATCAAGCGCGGCCGGTTCTATATCAAGTACGGCTTCCTGCCCAACCCCAAGGGGCATTTCTACGATATCGGTTTCGGCCATCTGCTGAACCAGCTTGGCGATGTAATCGACACGACCATCAACCAGATGTTCGATGCCGGCCATGCGCAGATCGCGGGCGGTGGTTTTCTTGGCTCTGGCGTGCGCCTGCAGGGCAATGGACAGAACAACACGCTGCGTTGGCAACCCGGCGAATACAAGACCGTCAATGCCAGCGGCCAAGCGCTCAGGGACGGCATTTACGAGCGCACCTTCCCGGCCGCTTCACCGATCATGTTCCAGCTGCTGGAGCTCATCCTGGGCGCCGCGAAGGACATTTCGTCGGTCAAGGATATCATTACCGGCGAGGGCAGCAACAATGGCCAGGTGGGCACCACACTCGCTCTGATCGAGCAGGGCCTGACGGTCTTCACCGCGATCTACAAGCGCGTTTACCGTTCGCTCGGCGAAGAGTTTGGCTTGGTCTACGAGAATTTGGGCAAATACGGCGACGAGACGGTCGCCGCGGATTACGACAAGGTTCTGGACGATCCAGAGGCGGATTTCGCCAAGGACTTCTCCGAATCCGACATGGATGTGAAGCCATTCGCCGATCCTTCGAGCGTCACGAAGATGCAGCGTGTTGCGAAGGCTCAGGCCCTGCTCGGCTTCCGTGGGCAGGGCCTCAACGACATGGAAATCGATCGCACGGCGCTTGAGGCGTTGGACGTCGAGGATATCGACAAATACTTCCCCGATCCCGGCGCGCCGCCACCTCCGGCCGCAATTGCCGAGCTCCAGAAAACGCAATCGGAAACGGCGAAGAACCTCGCCCAGGCCGATTATTACAAAGCCCAAACCGCCGCGAAGGGTGCCGAGGTAGGCCACCTAGTCGGCGAATCAGAAGGAGGCGGCGCAGATGCCGGTATCGAAGGAGGACTTCCAGACATGGCGGGAGAATCCGGTGACCAAATGGGTCTTCCGGGCGCTCAATCAGGTGGGAGCGGCGCAGAAGGAGGAATGGATGGTGGCCTCATGGGAGCGCCGCCTGTCCAGCCCGGAGCTGTTGCTGGAGCTTAAGACCCGAGAGGACGCCTATCGCGCTCTTTCGGAGACAGAATACGAACGATTTTGCGAGGTTTTGGGCGAGCAGCCCTTGGCCGAATAGGAGCCGATAGATGGCGATACCAAAACTGGAAGAGTGCCGCCTTGGTATGCGGGCAACGGGTTGGAATCTGATTGTGGTGCCCGAAGAGGTCGAGCAACAGCTCCCAAGCGGGCTCTGGAAGCCTGACAGCGTCACTGACAAGGAAAAGATTGTGCAGCAGCGCGGGCGCGTCGTGTCCGTTGGGCCCGCAGCTTTTACCGCGGCGGATTATGCTGGCGAGGAGCCGACCGAGGGCGACGCCGTAATCTTCTCCAAGCTCGCTGGCTTCACCATCCAACTGGCGGACGGGAAGATGGCCCGGGTGATCCAGGACCGTGATGTTGCGGTCATTCTCGATGAGGAGGCAGCGTGATGGACGATTTCAACACCATCAGCACACGTTTGGAGTGCGTTAGACTGGCCGTGATTGCGCTCGGCGGCAGGGACGCGACGTTCAAAGAAGTGGAGGAAATGGCCACCTGCATGGAGCGATTTGTGTTCGGCGCGCCTACTTCCAAGGAGCCTGAATAATGGCAACCGCAGCAATCGCCGCTGATGACGGCGCGCAAGACGATAGCGTAGTCACGCCGCCCGCGAACGACGCAGGCGAGGCCGCCCAGCTATCCGAGGTCGAACAGCTCGCCCAGGAGATGGGGTGGAAGCCACAGGCGGACTACACGGGCCCTGAGGGAAAATGGAAGCCAGCCAAGGACTACGTGCTAGCAGAGCGCGATATCTCGCGCGGCCTGAAGGATACCGTCAAGGGCCTGAAGGACACCGTCGATCGCATGGCGGCGACACACACCCGCCAGACGGAGCGAGCGCTGCAGCAGCAGGCGGACGAGATCAACACTCGTTTTGCTCAGTCCGTCAAGGACGGCGATACCAAGGGTGCGGCTGACGCCGTCAAGGAGTTGCGAGAGCTCGAGCGTGAGGCGCAGCCGACTTCAAGCGGGGCCGATGCTGATTTCGCCCGCGACAATCCTTGGTACGGCAAGGATGAAGATGCGACTGCCTACGCCATCGCTATATCGCAGCGCGAGGCGACCAAGGGCGCGTCTGTCGCGGCGCAGCTCAAAGCGGCCAGCGACGGCGTCAAGAAGCGCTTCCCGGAGCTATTCGATGACCGACAGGCACCCAAGCCCCAGCCGGGCGTAAATGCTCCAGGATCGCGTGTCGTAGGGGTGCCGCGGGCCAAGACCTTCGCCGATATGCCGCCCGAGGCCAAGCAATCCGGCCAGCGCTATGCTGAGCTTTTCCATCAGCGCTTCAAAGCGCCGATCGAGGAATCCAAGGCCGAGTTCGCCAAGGACTATTGGGCCAACAAGGGTGATGCCTAAAAATTGAGCACACGGCTTGACGACCGCACCGAACAGGAATAGAAGGATCACGCGAATGCCGAGAGGCCAATATACTCGCAAGCCGGCCGCACAGGCGCCCGGACAGCCGGTGGAAGCAACCCCGGCCCCTCAGGCTCTCTCGGCACACGCTGAAGAGACGCGCAGAGAGCGCCGCCGCCGCGATGATGGCGACCTAGACCGGATGGGGCGGATGGCCCTGTCGATACCTCCAGAAGTCAAAGAGCGTTTGGACCGCGAGGGTAAAACCTATCGTTGGGTCCGGGATGCAGCAGGCCGCCAGCAGGCCATGCAATCCGACGATTGGGACGTAACTCCCGGCGTCGATCCCGTTCCCGAGGCGCGCGATTCCGAAGGCAAGCTCGTCCTGATGGAGAAGTACCGGGATTGGTACGACGACGACCAGCGCGCGAAATCCTCCATGCTCGATGAGCGTGACAAGGCAATCGATCGCGGCGCGAAAGTCGATCCCGACGACCGCCGCCAACCAGGCACATCCTACGTGCCCGAAGGCAACAAAATCTCACGCGAACGGGGGCTCTGATTTCAGCCCCTCAAGGGGTTGAACGATGGCAAACTCGAATGCGCCGATGGGGCTTGTTCCCCGCCGCTACCGCAACGGCTCTCCCTACATGGGGGCTGCTCGAACCTATTATGTCCCGTCAACGGACGCCACTGCGATTTACCCGGGCGATCCGGTCATTATCGCTGGCGACGGCGACGCAACGGGCGTCACGCCGACCTGCACGCTGGCAACAGCGGCGACTGGCCGCATCACTGGCGTCTGCGTCGGCATCCGCCCGGGCGGTAACAACACGCTTATTCCGCCAAAGTATCGCGCTGCCTCAACGGCCGAATACATCCTCGTCGCCGATGAGCCGGATTTGCTCTTCGAGGCGCAGGAAGACGGCGTGGGCGGCTCGCTGGCTGCCACCAACATCGGGCAAAACATCAGCCTGATCGCGGGCTCGGGCAACAACTACACCGGCCTTTCCGGGTGGATGATCGACAGCTCGACCGCAGCGACCACGAACACGCTGCAGATGCGCATCATCAGCCTCGTCAGCCGCCCGGACAATGTGCTCGGCACCACGGCCAAATGGCTCGTCGCCAACAACCTTCCGACCGAAACCGGCGCTGCCGGCTCGCTCGGCATTTAAGGGGGATCTGAGAAATGGTTGGCATTATCACGCGCTCAGCGCACCCCGACGCCCTCTGGCCCGGTGTCAAGAAGTGGTTCGGCCTCAACTATGAGAAGGAGCCGGCCACCTGGTCGAAGTACTTCGAGAAGATGGGCTCAACCAAGTACCAGGAGCGCATGCCCGAGGCGACCACGTTTGGCCTTGCGCCGACGAAGACCGAGGCCGCGCCGATCCAGTACGACTCTGACGCTGAAGGCTATGTGGCGATCTTCCAGCACGTCGTTTACGGGCTGGGATACATCGTCACGGAAGAAGAGCTCGAAGACAACCAGTACGAGGAG